ACAACTCTACAAGGAAGCACAATGACAACAAGTACTTTTGTGGTGAATTCTACACTGACAACTTCTACAGCGACAACAACCAATCATCAATTTACGATGATGATGGGAAGTACGATAACAGCAAGTACAATGCAGATTAATTCTACATTGTCGGTATCAACCATTCTAAATAACATTATTGATACAGATCAGCTTATCTTTTCGAGTTTGATGATGCAACCAAGTTCCTTTTCTACATTTGTAGAAACACCTGTAAGTTCCATTCTGATTAATATGAATGGCACGTGGTGGAAGATCCCTGTGGTACCCGCTTAAGATTCTGTAATCAAAAATCCATCATCATTTGTATGATGTGCTTCTTTGACATAAGGATCTGCGCGTTCTGCAACAACAATCCAAGAAATCTGATCTACTGAGTCTGTCTTCTCACATTGAATCGTAAGAAGAGAGCCGCGAATGGATCCTTGAACGGAATCAAATGATGTCATATTTTGCAGAAAAAACTGTGGATTTACAGTCAATGCATCAAATGTTCCTTCAGACATTGGTTCTGTCTGTGTAGAGGCCTTCTCTAAATCAATGATGGCTTGTCCTTGTTCTAGACGTGCGATACCACGATATAATACATCAATACGTGGCCCTTCAATGCAGGAATGGAGTAAGTGTTTATAGACCGATAGAGGATGAGGAATATCAAAGTTTTTAGTGGTTGCATTCACGGTTCCAATGACTTGAAGACCTACATTGGGGGTGTTGGTACCAATTCCCATTTTACCATTTACAATGAGTGCAGTATCGGATACATTTGGAACAGGTGGAGGAACAGGCGGTGAACCTGATGGTGGAGTTGGCTCTGGAGGATAGGTAGGTGGATCAGGAGGTGTTGGCTGGGTGGGATAGACAATTTCAGGAAGAGGTGGAGGAGGATCAGGATACACAGGATCAGCAGGCGGCTCAGGTTCAGGTCCTGGTCCATATAATTCTGTGACATAGTTCTCATAAATAGTAATACCATCTTGTGGAATGGCAACAGATATATAAGCATCATTTGACATTGCAAGTTGACCCCATAGAATAGAGGCTGTTTCATCACTTACAGTCCAGGTACTTCCATAATCCGATGAATAATAGATATATCCATCGACTCCTGATGATGCCATTTGAAACATACCTGTATAATCACAGCAAATGCTAATCCATCGAAGAGTTGGTGCACTTGCCGCAGTCCAAGAGAAGCCTGAGTCAGAGGATATCCATATGGTGCCTGTAAGTGTAGTAGCTGAAATCATTCGCCCCGTATCATCACAACAAATAGAGGTGTAGGACTGATTAGTAGGTGCATTGGGTAAGATAGTCCAGGTAGGTCCATCTGAGAGAACATAAATGGATCCTTTACCGCCATCGGTTGTTGCAGAGCACGCATATCCAATATTGACGTCGTATTCAGTAACATAGATTGCAGTAAATGAATCAACATTATTCGCCTGGTCTTTTATCAATGGACCTACAATGCCACTCGTTTGAATGGGTTGTGTAGTATAGATGGATCCACCATAGTAGCAAACATAGAAGGCTGCACTTGGACCTCTAGAACATCCGATGGCTTGTCCTGAAGGAGTGCCAGGGTAGGCCTGCCAGGCTGCACCAGAGTCAATCGATACATATAGATTACCGCTGCTTTTAGAGACACACGCTTGATATTGTCCAGATAGAGACATTGTGACTTGTCCATAGTCTTGATCTGTATCAGCGGTTGCCTGTGTCCAAGTATTACCACTATCCGAAGAATAATAGATCATACTTAGCTCTTGCTCAGAAAGAGGGGCACTAATGGTTTGATATTGACCAATGTCAGAGACTGCAACTCCACTAAAAGCGATAGCGGTTGTATCAATATCAATGGTAGTCCAAGATACACCAAAATCAGAGTCAGGAGTATTTTCCCAGATGATATATGCCTCTTCATATAGACCATTTGCAGTAGATGCACTATCTGCAGTGGATTGATAAGCAATATTGTAGGCATCTACCGATGAATTATATTGAGCAATCAATATATCCTCCCCCACTACCGTTGATTGATAATCAATTTCATACTGTGCCTGTAAGGTGGAATAGGTAACTAAACTCGAATTATAGCCATTTGTTGTTGACTGATATGCATTGTTATATTCGATTTCAGCTAGATTATAGGCAGCAACCGATGAATTATACTGATAAAGAGATGTGCTATAGACAATTAATGCAGTCGAATATCCAACGAGGGTGGATGTAATTTGATCAGGATTAAGGGTTGTAAATCGAGTATTTCCTTTAATGGTAAGAGGAAAACCCATCGTAGAGGTACCAATACCTATATTTCCACCTTTGGAGTAGGTAAGGGAAAACGAGCTGGCAACCCAGATACTATTATCAATGATGGTTGGTTGATAGGGTTGACCATTGAGATATAGATTATTTGTGAAATTAATATTTCCTGCAACTTCAAGTGCATAATCGGTAGAAGTAGATAATAATCCAACCGATAAGGATCCTGCAGCCATTAAATAATTAGCGAGTGTTGTACTCAATGTAGAATTATACATTGCATCAGCATTTGTATATGCAGTATGGGTTTGATTAAGTGTGAGTAAGTTAGAATCTACATAATCCGTATAGGCATTTGATGCATTGATCACTGGCACCGATAATACTGGCAAGATCCAGGTATCTCCGCTTATATTTAGCTGATCCAATGTAGATATACAGAGTTGTTGTGATTGAATACTGGAAGTATATTCAAAATGATTCGTAATCAGTGTAGAAAAATTAAAATCATTTACCGTGGTAGATGTAATCAATGCATAAGAGGCCGTAACGGCATCTCCCTGTAGTGTAGAAGTAGTTTCTTCATATTGCGTGGTAAGAGTATCTTGGCAAAAGAGGGTAGAAAAATAGGATGCATTGGAAAAGGATGTGGAGGTATAGATTTCCTTTGAAAGATAGGAGGAGGTGTTTGTAATGGCGGTGAAGAGAGAAGACGTGGTTATTGTCGAGATGTAGATACGATCAGATGGAACAAGTTCTCCCATTGATGCAGTACATAGGACATAATTTGAAGAAATTGGATAATCATATGTTTTAACAACGTAAGTATTGTTATTCGCACTATTGCCATTGGTACGAATAATAAGGGGTTCCGTATCAATGGTAATTATTCCTGGGGAACTCATCTCTATCATCAGTTAAGATTCAAAAAACATCGAATCATACTCTGTAATTAGAAATCCTTGTTCATTTGTATGAGATGCCTCTTTTACAGATGGATCTGCTCGTTCTGCCATTACCATCCAAGAAATATGATCGGTTGATTCTGGATTTTGGGACTGAATTGTAAGAGTTGCACTTGAAATGGTACCAATTACTCGATCAAATGAGGTCATATTTTGCAAATAGAACACAGGATTGGTGGTTAATGCCGCAAAAGTTCCTTCTGTCATTGCACATTCTGGAGATGAAGTTGATTCCTTATCTATATTAACAACTGCCTTTCCATCTACCAATGTTTTTATTCCGCGATATAGTAAATCAATACGTGGACCTTCAATGCAGGAATGAACAAGTCGTTTGGAGGGAAGTAATGGATGAGGAATATCGAAGTTTTTGGAAGTCGCATTTAGTGTTCCTACTACTTGAAGAGCCGCATTGGGTTGATTGGTACCAATACCAACCTTTCCTGTAGAAATAATGAGAGCAACATCACCTGACACAGCCGAGTTACATTGTGTGGTACCAAATACATCAAGCGTATAGCTTGGTTGAGTAATACCAATACCAACATTTCCAGCATTGTAATACAAATTATTATTAATACTGGACCATTGTGTAAATGTCGATATGGTTACCGAATAAGTAGATTGATTTTTATACAGATTTCCAGTAAAATTAATATCACCTGTTACATCCAGTGTATAGAAAGGATATAAATTACCCACACCCATCGAGGAAACCTGCATTGTAGACAATATCATTGTATTTCCTACTAGCACATTAATGTTTGCACTTACTGCATCAATCATAGACGTATTTAACGTGCTTATATTAAATGTATCACCAACAAGACTGGTAATATTGGAATTATTTGCAATAAGAGATGATACAATAATGGTACTTGTAATGAGATCTCCACCGTTTGCAGTCGAGAAATACAGTATATTCGTATTAATACTCGAAGCACATAATGATGATGTATCAATGGAACTTCCTGTAATGGAAGAAAGAACCGTTAGATTTGTAAAGAGAGATCCAATATTTGCATTATTTGCATTGATTGTACTTCCATTGAGAGTAGAGAAGAGGTGTGAATTTGCAACAACACTTGAAATGGAGGCAGTATAGGTGCTGCATTCTGTTGCATAAAGGGAGCTTGTTACAATGGTATTACTGAATAGTTGATTGGTTTGATCGGTATTGGATTGGAGGGATGATACGGCTATACTCGATACATAAATGTTGTCCGATGGTGCTAATAGGCCATTGGTGCTGGTAATGAGTACATAATTAGAGGAAATCGGTATATCATATTGTCCGAAGAGGTAGGTATTGTTTGCGGATCGGTCATTATAGGTGCGAATCACTAACGGACCACTATTAATAGCGCTATTACCTGACCAGCTCATTCTAGCATTCACCGAGAATGAAAATGATGGGAATGTGCGCGAAGTAAACGCGGTAGTAAATATCCGGAACAAGTAACAGGATGCCAGCGGGAGGAGGATTACTGCAACTCGTTGCGACTGGAAAGCAGGATATGTTTTTAACGGGGAATCCCCAAATTAGTTTTTTTAAAATGGTATATCGTCGACATACGAATTTTGCAACCGAATGTCAACCTATGTATTTTGACGGTACCCCCAATTTTGGCCAACGAATCACCTGTCTCATTCCACGACGTGGTGACTTACTCGGCCGTGTCTACCTCGATATCACTCTACCCGTCATCAAAGACGTCTCAGGAAATGTCCTATCTTACACCAACTCGGTAGGACACGCCCTCATCCAAGAGATCACCTTTGAAGTCGGTGAACAAGAGATTGATCGCCAAACAGGTGAATGGATGGAGATTTGGACACAAATGTCTACCCCTGCCAGCCAACGTGCCGCCTTAAATGAAATGATTGGCCGTGTGGAACCCTATAATATGATCAACATCAAACCAGGACCGAATTCTACGGGACTACAATTGACCATCCCCCTACAATTCTATTTCTGCAACAACCCAGGCTTGTATTTGCCACTTCTGGCATTGCAGTATAGCCCTATTCGCATTAATATTACCTTGCGCCCTCTGCAACAACTCTTTTGGGTTCCACCGCCCAACCCTGTGCCAACTGATGCACCCTGGATGCCCGCTTGCAGTACACAAGTAAGCAATACAACCCCAATTACGAATATGATGTTGTGGGGTGATTATGTGTATCTGGATGTGGAAGAACGCCGCCGATTCGTCAGTGCATCACACGAGTACATCATTGAACAAGTTCAATATACACCACCCTATTCGGTTACAGCTCAACAGACCACCGCCACAATCCCTGTAGAGTTCAATCACCCGATTAAGGAGTTCTTCTTTGTGGCACAACGTGACATAATGGAAACACGTAATGAATGGTTCAATTATAGCAATTTGGCAATTGGTGAGCCGACACCCGCTTTGGTACAGCCTTATGTGAATACGAATGCACCGGCAGGAAGACTGGATTTAATCTCATTGGCTCGTCTTCAGCTGGATGGTTATGATCGCTTTGTGGATCGCATTCCCCAGTATTTCCGTTTACAACAGCCATACGAACATCATACAACCACTCCGGTCGACTCCTTCATTTATAACTATTCATTTGCCTTGAGACCAGAGGACGTACAGCCTACGGGAACAATGAACGCCAGTCGCATTGATAGTATCAATTGGCAGATTCAAATGAACCAGGTATTGAGTAATCCACTGATTCCTTCGTGGCAGCAACGCGGAAATTGCCATATTGTCGTGTATGCTCATAATTATAACGTGTTTCGCGTCATTAATGGTTTCGGTGGATTGCTGTTTACCATATAATGCTTGTGAATAAAAGAGAGACCAAAAAAGTCACAATAGACAGTAATGAGTGTAGCGTCTCCCCCATTACCGTCTACCATTCAACCGCCTCTATCACCATTGTCAGACAATGGTTCAACCACGATGATTAATAATGGTGTAATACCTAAACCATTGGGTAATAATAAGATACAGAATGCGCCAAATACCCCTGTGGCATCCGCCACAGCAAATTCGGCTGCCAATCGCAATTCGGCTTCAAACAAGATGGAACCCTCCTCAAACAATGCAGCACGCAATGCAGTTACGCCTCTCCCACCTACCCTTCAGACACCAAATGCATCAAACAATGTGGCACCCGCCTCTAATGCACCATTACCAGCTACCATTGCTGCTTCTGGGAAGCCCCTCAACAATGTGGCTCCAGCAAACAATATGGCACCCGCCTCATCTGCTCGCAATGAAGCCCTTTCGAAGCCCTCCAACACAAAAGCCTCCAACCTTAAAACCAATAACAATGGGAAGTCCTCCAACGCCCCCTTACCTCCCACCATTAATGAGAAGGGCGCTTTGGCTGCAGCAACTGAGCCAAAGAATGCGATCTTGGATGCAATCAATGCTTCGCTGAATGAGCCTGTTGATGAGAAAAAGGCACAGGAAGAATCACAGCATTCGTTTCGATTTGTAAGTCAATCACCCTTTTGGATGGGTGCGTATGAGCCTAATAATAATAACAATGAGGAAGATGGTAGTCCAAAAGCAGTATACTTATCCTATGATGTCTTTTTGGGATTAACCATTCTGGGTGGATTTTTAGCATTGGATCATCTGTATTTGCGTTCTCCTCTCACCTTTTTATCAAAGCTGTTGGTAAACTTTTTCTGTTTTGGAATATGGTGGCTCTATGATGCAGTTCAGGCCGTGTTTCATAAAGAGGTTGTGCAAGTGTATGGTTTAGGCATTCCTTGTCTTGGCCCAAAAGGTATTGCAGGCGGTGTCTTTTCCAAAGAGAAACCCGATAAGAAGCATATGTCCTTTTTCATTTATGCATTTGTACTCATCTTTTTAGGTGTATTTGGAGGTGATTCCTTTTTAATGGGCGACAAGAACTCAGGTATCATTCGTGCACTGGCTTTGTTTTCTGTCTTTCTGGCACCGATTGCGATAGGTTGGTGGGCATACAATGTATTTCGCTTTTTCACAAATACACAAAAGGTTGTGCAAGAGAATGGTAGCTTCTTTGGTGTTCCAGAGGTGAAACCGAAATCGTGGATAGCAGATAAGTTCCCATTGTTGACTGCCTTTCTTTCGCCCCTGGAGTGGATTCAAAATATGCTTCAGACCTTCTTGGGTCCAGTCATTGAACCCATTGCACAAGTGGGTCAATCAGCGGTTGCCACAGCACAAGCTGGTGTGGATGTATTGGATGGTGCAGTTAAAGTGGGTCAGTCGGCGGTTAACACAGCTGGCAAGATCGCTAATGCAGTACCTGCTGCAATGGAATCAGTGAGCAAGTTGTCTACTATTTCACCTGGTATGTCGCTGATGCAAACCGTAACTGGTCCGACCACGGTAGAACAGACAGGTGGTTCACAGGGCTTAAATGTGTTGCCTTATACGCTGCTAGGAACGTTAACTGCGGTGGCTGCTGCGGGATTTGGAGCAACTTATTACCGATCAAAGAGTAAGAAGAATGTCCGAGAATACGATGATGTCCCTCCCCAGCCAGGAGTTTTTCGAAAGTCTGATCGCTAAGAATCAACCTCACGATCCTTTTGTGATTATTCGCTTTACGGCATCGTGGTGCGGTCCTTGTAAGCGTATTGATACAAATGCATTGCTGAATATGCATCCACAGATCAAATGGTATGTGTGCGACTTGGACGAAAACGATTATACTCCAGGCTACTGTGGAGTTCGTAGTATTCCAGCCTTTCTGGCAATCTTAAATGGCGTTCCCCAGCCAGTTTTTCAGTCCTCCGATACCACTAAGGTAATGGAATGGATTCGAAATGGTTGCAAGGCATAATATAATATAAAAATAACGAATATTATTCAGGCATTTTATATTAAAAATAATAACACAGCATCTCTTTCTGCTCCACATAATGGGTGCATCGGTGAGGTGTGAAGGTTTTTCGAAGAAAGGGTATCGTAGACGCGCACGAATGATTACTCTTTTTCAGTTCTGAAAGGAAAAACCGAAGATAGGGCTGTGAATTGCGTTGACGCTCAGGATGACTCTGAACCCCATAAATGGGAAAACGTTTTCCTTCTATCGCCGTTACATACTCCTTTCCTTCTTCATCAACCGCTGTCGCTAACACACGAAACCACTTACGAAGTACTGCATTCGATAAAAAGCTATACGTCGAAATTCCATAATCGTGATATTGAAGCGTAGAAGGACGCTCTTCCAAGTACTTCAAATAAGAGGCCGAAAACCCTTTCATCATAGTTGATTCGCGTCCTTCTGCGGTAAGATGGATGGCAGATAGGCCATTGGCAGGGTGTTTGGCAAGGGTACCGCCGAGTGCTTGAATGATGAGTTGGAATCCGAAACAGGTGCCCCAAATCGGATAATAGTCCGTGGTAGACAATTCAATGAATCGCCTGATGGTCAGCATCAACGCCTTATTTTTTATATCGTACCCTTTATCGGTTCCTGGAAGGAAGAGTCCGTTTGTCATTTCAAAGTAGAGTTCAGGCTGGGTTGTATCAAAAGGAATAGGTATTACACGAATACCACGTTCCTCAAACCAATCCACATACTGCTTGATAATGTGAGAGGTACCAAATTTCGTTTTGCGCGAATGGGGAAGTGTTACAATCCCCACACAAATACCTTTTTGTACCTTACACGTTTTACGTCGCGCTGCCGTACTCATTGTACCCTACTAATTAGCAAATAAAAGGCGACCACGGCCACCTTTTACCTCATAGACACACCATCCTTCTGTATACACACGCGCTTCTGCCTTTCGTTGGGCTAGATAGGCGTTATAGGTCACATTCGCCAACTCGATATAGAGTGTGGGGCGATCCGCTGTCGTCATATTTACTGTTCCCTCAGGCAAACGCGCAGCAGGATAGACCACACCATACTGCTCACCCAATGACCATTTCATTGTACTGATTCCTGCACCACTTGCTTTTTCATCTTTGACCAAGGGTAATACTTGAGACCATAAGAAGGGTTCGTGGAGAAGTTCGCGGTCGCGTCCTGCGATAATAAGTTTCATTCGGTAATAGAATTGGCCGAGGGGGGTTGTATAGGGTTGATTGGCGGTTGGAACATTGATATCAAAGAATTCATTGGTGAAGTTGTCTAGGCGATTTTGGTCGAGGGAGTTGGAATTGCGAAAGAACCAGAAGAGTCGCTCAGTAGGATGTCGGCCATCTAATTGACGCACAACCGCTGCGGTACCGCCCTTATCAAGTGGAATATAGTCCAATTCTCCAAAGGTAAATCGGTTTTCAAACATTCTGCGAAAAGGGATTTGAATGTTTGCAGAGCGTAGTTCTTGTTGAGCGGTGGGAGGTAGATAGTGTTGAATGGTGGAAAGCAAAATGGTAGGTTGACCAATTTGTAGAAATTCAAGGGGCTGAAAAGCATAGGGTGTTCCATCATCAAAGTTGTAGGTAAATTCGGGAACATTCCACGGAGCAGGCTTGAACACGGTGGGATCACTGCATACAACCAGGTCCTCTAGCTTGCGAAGAGTTGCTTTAATGCGAAAGGTTTGCCACGCCATTGCCACCAGCGGAAATCCCGCATCTCCTGGACACTGCATACCAGGCAGAGGCAGCAGAACACGAAGATGACCAGGTGTCGCAGAGAACTGAATACCACGAGCCGTAGGTAGATTCGTAATGGGATCAATGGTTGGCGTAAGTCCCGCTTTCACTTGTTGCAAATAGCTGCTATTCCACGATCCCTCAGTCATCTGCTTTGCTAATAGGCCATCGCCGCTCCATTCCTGCAACAAGAACTGATCTTGGTAGAACTGGATCTTTTCAAAGAGAAAATAGCCAACCTTGTTGCAGTATCCATAGGAGAGCCCGCCATCTGTAGTCGTAATGGGATAGAGACCATTTGCTACGTTGGGTGGAGAGGGTTGTCCATCGGGTACAAGGGGTAAGGGAGGAAGCCAAGTAGGAAGATCAATTTCAAAGGCGCATTCGGTCAATACATCGCCATAGGCATCAATTTGAACTTCAAAGGTGCTACCAAAGACGGTGCCGTTGATGGGGACTTCTTTGCGGCGTTCCATTAAATGGTGAACGGACGAGTTGTATCGTGCATCATAGGGAAAATAGCTTTCTTTGGAGTCTTTTACGAAATAATTATCTTTTACGCCGCGGGCAACGAGTTCAAAAAGAGCTCCTTGGCCGCTGGATTGGTTAATGGTCGCCATCGGCTCTCTAATGAGAGAAAGGGATTCGTATTTATACTGTTATTAGCCGTCTACCGTAACCACTTTGGCAAGATTACGCGGGAAATCAGGTTGATAGCCTTTTGCAAGACAGAGTTCATAGGCAAGAAGCTGAAGAGGGAGAATACCCAGGACGGTTTGAAAATGGGGATTCGTTGGGATCGTAATGATTTGCTCAAACAAATCCGCCGAATACATTCCTTGTGTCGAAGCATTCGTAATGAGAATTACACGAGCGTGACGAGAATGAATCTCAGAAGCCGCGTGAATCATTTTAGTGACATTATCATCATCTGGTGCGAGCAAGATAACCACCGTATCACGATCAATTAACGCAAATGGACCGTGCTTTAATGAGCCGCCTGCATAGCCTTCTGCGTGCAGATAGGAGATTTCTTTGATTTTAAGAGAGCCTTCATCGGCAACATATTGCATTAATCCTCTGCCCAAAATAAACATATGTTGCGTATCTTTGCATCGCTGTGCGAGCTGATGAATAGGATCATATAATGAGGTTAGTGCGGTTTCTATATCAAGTGATAAGGAGCGAAGGCCGCTGCTGTATTGTCTGCGTAGATGTTGATGAGTACCCTTCTCTTGAGAATACCACATACCAAGGAGAGCAAGAGCAACAACTTGACTGGTAAAGGATTTGGTGCTGGCAACGCCGACTTCGCGGCCTGCATTAAGGTAGATTCCACAGTCGGCTTCGCGGGAAAGAAGGGATCCTACCACATTAACAATGGATAGAATGGGGCAATCGGCTGCGCGAATAAGGGGAACACAACGATGAAGATCTTTGGTTTCACCGGATTGAGAGAGGAGAACGAAGATGGTGCGGCCTTGAGAGGGAATATCTAATTCGGTAAACTCGCTTGCATCGAGACACGTTACGTGAGGAATGCATCGGAGTCGTTGAATCATTTTGGCACCAATGAGGCCTGCGTGATAACTCGTTCCACATCCGAGTAGAATCATATGGTCGATGCCGACAATGAGATCGTGATTGGCACTAAGACCGCCTAATTTAACGCCATCATCCCCTACTAGGCGAGCGCCCATATTGAGGGTGCGAAGAATGCTAGCGGGTTGCTCTTTAATCTCTTTAATGGTCCAATGAGGGTGAGGATGGCACGATGTTTCTACGATGGCGTGTTCAATGGTGCAATCGGGATAGGCAGCACGGTTTTGAAATTGAATAAATCCTGTATCACTCTTGGTGATTCGTAGAATATCGCCATCTTGTATGGTGATAAAGTTTGTAAAATAGGAAGAGAGTGGAAGGGGTTCGCTAGCAACAAGCATAAAATCGGAATTGTAGGAGAGAACCAGTGGACTACCATTTTTGCAGAGATAGAGTGTATCGGGTTGAAGATGGGACATAATACAGAGCGCCCACGTACCGTGTAGATCTTGAATAGCGGGTTGAATGACGCGGTGTTCAATGTCCACAAGAGAATCGTTGCCATTGCATCGCTGACGTTCAATCTGCAAATAGTGAGCAAGGAGATGAGGAATGACTTCTGTATCCGTTTGGCTTTGAAAGACAGCGCCTGCACGAGTCAGTCGCTCTTTGATCTCCAAGTAGTTCTCGATGATGCCGTTGTGAACAACTGCAAATTCCTGTCGGGTATCCAAATGGGGATGTGCATTTTGGTCGGTTTTGGGTCCGTGAGTTGCCCAGCGAGTATG